GACTTTAGTCGTGGGTCGTTGACTATTATACCTTCTATTTTACCTAGCGTCATCTTTATATATATGCTTTTCTATATAGGTAGTTGAGGTGAGAACTATTACCTACAGAACAAAATGGGATGATGATGGCCCGAGCTTGGAAGATATGCATGATAAGTGGAACGATCTGTTTGACCGCCTATGTGCAATCGATGACATGATTGAAGCACTAAACGGGGATAAAGACGAGAAAAATCTCGTTAAGGATGGACCAAGTTGGCAGGAGATTCATCGCCAAATTGAAACTTTAAAATTGGAAAGAAAAGAAGTAGACAGAAGATTATATAGCCTTCAAATGGACATAAATATTTTTAAGGGATATTAATGAACGGGAAAATTGGTGCAATGGTAACCATCTTTATGATGGTAGGTATGGCGGTTGGGTTTGGTGGTTGGGACGATTCCAAGTCTTATGCCGATAACGTTAAGAATATCTTTTCCACCAATGTTATCAACTTTAGCGATGGGCCACACAGCCCCGAGCTAAATTGGAGCGATGGGGATAAGCCGGTTCGCGCAGTTGATGGAACGCCATTCGGGTATGTAGCTGAGCAGGACGTAGTTGCCAGGAAGAACGCGGTATTTTTGGGCATGAACGGCAGTGATCCATACGCCGAAAATCTATCACTTGCCAAACCCACCCACGCAGTTGATAAATCATGGGATGGAGTAGTGACCGAGGAGGATGCAGTTAACAAGAAGATCGCAGAGTTCATGGGGTAAGTAAATACTTACTCCACTTATCTTCAATATCTCTTTTATTATGGTCTAATTTGCCCAAGGCTCGACTTTCTCCACGTTCCAATACACAATTCTTCCATAACTATGAAAGTCTCGCTACGGGTCTATAAAGTGGCTTGTAGGACATGCTACAGTTCTAGATCACGATGCAATTTTTTGTATGAATTTAAGTGAGTAATACATCGGAGTTATCGTGAACGGGTCACTTGAAAAACTTGATGAATGAGTGTGGGGATCGGCGGTAGCTTTCCCAATATCGCTGTCTCCAGTGTTATCAACATTGTAATATGCATTTGGATGCTGTGAACCACTGCCTTCCGAATTATTTCCACATCCACCAGAATTAGGCCGTGAAGATCTATCTTGCATTGAATGTTGATGGCCTGCTATTTCTGCGGCTGAAAGAGAGTGCCCCGATATTGTAACCGCTCCCACTATGGTGTGAGTACCACTTCCAGTATCTCCCACATTGTAATCTGAGCCAGTGCCTGCGCCAACCACAAACCTATCGCGGAGGTCCACCGTGCCAGACGTACCATCACATAGGTGCCAACCATCAGGAACCGTTTCCCCCGACCACATTATGATTAGGCCAGTCGGAACACTCAACCCATCAAAATCTCCTATGTGGAGGTTACCACCTGAATAATAGATCAAATCGGCATCCGCACCCGACCCACTTCCATCATTATCAACTCCCCAGAATTTAGCAAGCATTTCACTTTTTGTATAATAATCATCTGTATGAACATGAGATGATAGATGAGAGGATGCTTCGCTATATTGAGTTTCAAAGTTATTTAATTCGGTTGTGGTTATTTTGTTGGCGCTCGTCCAGGTGGTATAATTTTTTATGTATCCCATTATGTCACCTTCATTATATAATAAAGAGAATAGTAGTATGGCTCGTATTCTATATCATTGAAGGTTATGGTGTTTCCAGTATGAGTATGACCCAGACCCCCGCCCGCATATCCAGTAGTACGATTCATCGTTAATGCGGCTCCATTTGGACCCATTGCATAAGTAGGTGAGTAGCATACTCCGGCAAATCCATTTGTATGGTCTTGCCAAGTGTGGGTGTGAATTGGCATCTCATCAGCCGTTATAGCATGAGCAGTAACCGTAAATGATGCCGTAACTGAGGTTGAGGTTGCGCCTCCTGTGTCGCCAACATTATAAGTAGCACCCGCGCCCACTATGAATCGTTGACGCAAGTCGGGGGTTGTAACTGCTCCTATTGTCTGCCCATTGCATATATACCACCCAGTAGGAATAGTATCTGAATCGCCATGCCATATTACTATAGCACCGACTGGTAAACCCTCATTTATGATATCAGTATAATGAGAACCATCCAGTGTATCAGCGTCAAATCCAGTGTAGTATGAGGTGGTAAAAAAGTCTAAATCACTCGAAGTCTTAGTATAATGTTGGGTATCGTGATTATGTTCGTCAGCATCCTTTTTTATCTCATCCCATTGCGACTCAATATGATTGAATGCTCTGCCCGACAAATAATGAGTTGTTTCCCAGGGATCATGAAATTTTGTATATGCCATTTTTATCATCCTTTCATTATAAAACAAAGTGCATAAAACTTGGGCCTGATGTCGGTATTTCCGCCAGTAAAATATGATCCACTATGGCCGTGGGGCGTTGATGCAACTTCAGTGGTCGCAGAATCGACATCATAAGATGTGCCATAGTGAGAAAATACACCCTCAGCACCACCCGAATCCCCTTTATAATCATCGATATATGAATGGTAATGGGAGGGCAATTCATCGGCGGTTATTGCGTGAGTTCCAACGGCAATAGACGCCGCAGATAAAATTTTGTGACTAGCTCCACCTGTAGTCCCATATGCGTGATCATCACCCACCGCTATAACAAATCGATTTCTAAGGTTTGGAGTACCATTTAACCCATTACATAGATACCATCCAGCTGGAATAGAGGCTTCTGACCCACTCCAAATACAAATTGTACCAGTATCGATACCGGCATCAAGTATTTGTTGAGCCGTAAGTCCATCCAGCTTTTCACAAATAACCCCGGACCCAGAACCATCATTAGCAGCCGTTATGTACTTCGCATCGCACTCAGCTTTTGTATAATATCGCTCGGCGTGGGCGATGCTATTTATGTAAGAAACCGCCTCATCATAAATACACTCTAGATTGGTCAGTGCGGCATTTTTGGCAGATTCCGTCATCGAGTGCTCGCGCCAGGAAGTCTTAGTGTACAAATTATCAACTCCACTTATTGCTTGTAAACTGTAGTTGTAAACTTTCTAGTGAGTTTTTATTGTATATGAAAGAATGAGTTTCTACTTCGATGCCGGTTCCGGGGGTAATTGTTGCAGTATCCCCACCCACCAAAACGGCCTGATCAATCTCTCCATTGGCAGATCCAGACGGTATTATAAATGTAGTAACTATTGAATCGCTCGTTGTTGTTTGGTCCGTTCGATACATTCTGAAAATCTCAGCCCCACTCTTTTTAAGCACCAGATATTTTATTCGGTCGCTATCCTCAAAGCATGGTAACCACGCCTCAGATGCATCTTCTGTACCGTCCGCATAAACTACCTGCCAAATATTAGGGGATTCGATAGCAGTCCACAACTTAGTAAACGTTATGAGAACTAATAATACGTCCGATGTGCTAACATCATCAGGGCTAGCCATTTTCTTTTGTATATCACTCAATTTAATGAAAATGTCTTCCCAATCATCTTCAACTGGCCCGGTATAAGCAACCACATCATAGTAATCCTGCTGATTGGTATATCGAAATTTTATATTGCTTATTAGGCAATCATCGTCAATATCATGTTTGGATATCTTTATGTGTTGGAGTACACCTGCCGCTAGACCATCCTTAGAGGTCGTGTACTCGATTTTCTTACCTTCCATCGCATATACATCAAGGATGGCGTTAGCCTCTTCTAGGGCTGCTATACGGCTCGACAACGAGGTATCTGAGCGAACGTTCTCAACTATTCCAGAAGACTCCGCGCCTTCTACAGTCTGCCTATTAATAATCTCAGCAAAATCGCTAGTTACTACCACTATTTGATAAAGGCCGGTATATACTATCTTCAAAACATCAGTTTCGGCCAGAGCGGTAGCACTAGAATCCTGTGAAATTATTTGGTCATTTTTGGCCCAATACCAATCCTTCCCAGTATCTACGCCTTTCTTACCGACCGTTTTTAAAGTATAATCTCCACCCCCCACTGACACATAAACTTCTGGTTCTCCACCAAGTTTATAAGCAACTGGAAAAGAAGTAGTTTGTCCATCACCTTTAGCATACTCAGTCTGGATGTCGGTTTCTTCCCAAGTTCCTATAATATATTGGCGGTTTCTATATTCGGGATTAGCGTGGGTTACACTCACACCGGAAAATGCATCCTCGATGAGGAAGTCGTCGGTTTCTATGAGATCCCATTCTGCCGCATAGCTGGTCCTATCAACAAAATATAACCTTTTATATTCATCAATAAACCATATAAATCCGGCTCGTTCTGCCATCTGATCAAGAACATCAGCCGCACTTATATAATTGGCAATATATTGGGTGACGGTTCCCCCAGCTTGGATTTCCCCGAGGGTCACACCTTCTGCCTCAAGATATTGATCGAGAACGTAGTTAACAATTGTTTCGACGGTGGTATCTTGCCAAGCTTTAGCAACAATACGTTTTTCTGCTAAATAGTGATAGTCGGTGCACGATATCGAATGTTTTATTACATCGCGGCCACTTACTAATCGCTCCGAACTACTATCGATATATCCTCCAAACACTTTATACCCAATTGATGAATATATTTCTACTTCCTGGCCCTTTTTGAAATGTTTATGTGCTCCAATATCTAATATAGTAAATGATGCTGTACACCTTTTATTAACTGATAGATTGACTTCAGGTGTAGGAGATTCCATTAATATATCATTACTTTCTACGAACAATTCATACCATGTATATGGAAGAACCTCTTGCCAAGTACCTAAATTTAATACATCTTGCCATGTATAAGTATCAAATTGATTGACTCCATTGATAGTAACAAGCATGAAGATCTATCCTGGGACTTGAAATTTGATAGCACGAACAGCAGCTTTAGTTGTAGCAGTATCTACAGCATTTAACGCTGTTGTTCTAGCTGCTACCCAATTAGTTATATCAGTTACTAAGTTTTGATATTTTGTTCCGTTTGTTGATACTTGAGATATAGCAAGAGCAATATCCATTGAATCATATCGTTTATTAAATGTATATCTGGCCCGTTCACGTATCAATTCCTTTTGAATAGTTTTTACTTCTGCGAGGGTATATATTTCATCATCGGTTCGTAATACCATTGTATTACCATTCCATTTCCAACGTGGCTTACCATTTATATCAAAAAGTTCTATATTGAAACCTCTGCCCCTGCCAGGTATTTGTATATCCCCTATTTGAGGAGATTCAAAATCATCTGAGAATCCATGTATAACATTATTGGAAGCATCCAATCGAATAAACCATCTATCAACCATATTTATAACCTCGCATATTTATAACCTCGCATCTGCTATCCAATGGCATTGATAAAATGATCCTGCTATAAACGGATTTGCAGAATCTATTAGTTTGCGTAATGAATTACGTTCTGTATCTGCTGATACTACAGTTGTACCAATTTCAGTCGATCCAGTATCGTTTACTTTATTTATTGTTCCTTGATAATTATATATTGTTATAACAGTTGCTTTTGGTTTAGGTACTTCAAATCCTCTCCCAATATAAGTAGCGGTTCCAGTAGTAATTCCTACACATAATTCCATACCTATACCAGTATTTGCGGTTCCTGGTGCAGTACCATATTGATAAGATGTTTCATAAAATCGTTTACACGCTCTCAAATCATCAATAAATTTTATATGTCTATATGGCGTACAAACAATTCCATTATTCAATTGAACATCAGTTATATACAATAAATCATCAACTGCTGCATCAGTATCATCTACCCAAATAACAATTGCTAGATTGGTCATCGATGCTGTATCTATATATATATTTTCAATTTTATATGTAGTCCAAGTTGAAGTAGATAATGCTAAATTAGATGGAGTATTTTCCAATATCCAATTTGTAGATGGAGTAATATTAGCACCTTCGGCCCCCCAAGTACTAACTATATCACTTGTAGGAGCATCTGCAGTACCATTCCATGACAATATACCTGCTCTTAAATTTTTAATAACTTTATCATTAACAGTTTTTGCTTTGAATTGCAAACTAACTCTATTACCTGCAAACTTTATAGAATCTTTATTTTCAATTATTTGACAAATTCCAAATTTCTTATTCGGAGTTTCAACTTCAAATTTAATAGCAGAAGGAGATCCAGTCGGAACAACAGATGTTTCCTGAGAAACATCTACAATATCATTACCATCTGAAAGTAAAATCCATTGATCTAATAGATACGTATCATCATTATTAGCAGGAGTTGTTTCAGATGTATAAGTAGCAACTGCTTGCTGATTAATTTGAAATGATCCGTTTAATAGAGCCTGTGCATAAATACCATCCATTGGAGTATTATATGAAAATAATCCAGTACCATAACAATTAATAATGTTTAATGTGCCAGATGTACTAAATGTACCGGCCACATCACATACACATCCAATCAAATTTACAGTCGCGCCAGTATAAACTTCGGAAATATTAACAGTTGGAATAATCTTAGAATTTAATACATGTGTAATTGCAGTAGTGGCTTCAGTAACATCTTTACTATAAATACAATCATGTGCGGCCCTAATAATACTATTTTTAACAGTTGCTACAGCAGCTCCTAAAATATGAATCCCATAATATCCATCAAATTCACAACTATCAAAATATACATCAGTTGGCCCATCTGTATTACCATATGAATTTGAATCTATGTAAGTGGCCCCGCCATAAGAATTTGCTGTAGTTCTATTAGATCTAAATACAGAATCAGTTATTCTCAATCCAGTACAACTATGAATAAGACATCCAGATTCAGCAGCGCAATCTTCAGTATCCATGATTATGTTAGATGCTACACAATCATTGATACACCAAAATTTAACAGATGATCCAATACAATTAATATTATTAATTAATATATGATCTTTAGACCGAGTTTGATAATCTGTATTACCATTAACATAAAGACCGACCTGATATCCACTCTTACCATTGGTATTATCTCCAATACAGGTGCAATCGGAAACAATTATTTGTTGGGCCGAATCTAAAAATATACCTTCTGCATATGGATTTTCAACGTAAATATTATGTAAAAAACTATTAGATTCCATACCGGACCCATTGTTTCCCAAATAAATACCTGTATTATGCGAGTTCTTTAACTTGAGATTATAATATCGTCCACCTGATCGTGTAGAACCTGTTAAAATCAATCCAGCCCCATCATAATACCATTTAGTTTGATTGGCTTTATTGCCGTCTAAAGTCATATCAGCTAATGTAAAAGCAGTAAATCCTGGATCGGCTATATCTGTTTCCCGGCATAATATCATAACTACCGGATGATCAGTATCATGCTGAGAATTAGCTAATTTTAAAATTGTTGAATCAATGCCTGCCCCAAATATATGGATATTTTTACCATCTAAAATTGGTAAACATACCCAATATGGATTAGACGTTCCACCATTAAGATAGAAAACTGTATCAGCTTTTAATGTATATGTACCGGAATCAATAAAAAGTGTACCATTCTGAGGACAGGCTGCAATTGCAGCATTAATAACATCTGTATCATCCGTACCAACAGTTCCACTATCAACCAGTGTAGTATCTGCTTCAACTGCATATATGGATGTACCGGATTGATACACAATTACATCATATACAGCAGGAGTGATAGCTGGATATACCTGTCTCCAAACTGCCGCGCCAGTTGATACACTTTCAGCCACAAATAATTTATGGTCCGTAGTATTCCACCAATGAGAATTGACAGCATATCCATCCCCTACATCATCACCAGTTCCAGGATCAACCGCCCCATTGAAATTGTTTTTACTAATGATACCATCAATTACATCCATATTATCATTTATATCAATGATACTTGGGGCATCACTGAGTTCCGGTTTTTTAATCGCAGGATTTCGTGTACAATATTGCATCAAATCACCTTAAAAAATTAGTGCAACTTGAGTCCTCTCAGATTCAAGTTGCTTTTTTGTCGCTTAGACACAATTTTCTCAATCTGCTTCCCATCGATATTAACAATTGTTATGATGTTGCCATCACCATTAGATCTATTATTGAAGCCCATTGCAGCCAACTTAAGGAACAACTCAGTAAGATAGTTGGGAAGAAGCAATTCCCGGCCCTTTTCGCCCGCAATAATCCTAGACGGTTCTTCAATCAGGGAACCTTTAGCACCCCAAGAAAACGATGAGTTGCCCCAAGTACCCGATGGATGAGATTGAACATAGTTGCTAATTGCGACGCCAGACCAGCTCGGTGTTGGATATGTCCCTACCCAAGCTCCACCTCCGCCCTTAGAAGTCCCACCAAATCCACCCATAATATATCCACCGCCTCCGCCATAACCACCGAGGAAACCGCCTAGTACAGATGATAAACTTGATCCAAGATTAGTACCAGCAGATTCTATTTTACTAGCTAAGCCACCCATAGCGTTTGTAGCGCCTGTTAGTTCCCCAATGAGTTTGTTGCCTTCTTCTATTATCTTTTGATTGTCAGTATAGATCTTATCATGAGTGGTTGCTTGATAACTCAAATAATCATATGCTTGATCAACACTTTCATCACGTACTTTACTAAAATCATACAAGCTATCCTTAACACCTGTTCCCCATGCTGTACTAGTAAATGCGACATTATTTATCCATAGGTCGCCTCTTTCTATAGCAGCGTTTTGTTCCATTGCTAATAAATATCTATTATAATCAAAGTTAGCAGCATTTATAGCACTAGAAGTTTGTGCAGTATAATTTGCTGCTTCACGTTGAACATTTGCACTAGATTTAGCGGCGCTTGTTGTTATTTCACCGGCTTTCTTCGCGGAGGCCTGTTGATAATCCATGACACCCCCACCAGATATATATTCTGATGGATTTATGTAAGAGGTTGTTCCATATGGATTTGTATATTTTAGACCGGTTATGGTAATTGTATTACCCATACATGTCATATCTGTGAAAGTGCCTTCAACATTGCTGGCGCTCCTTATAGAACCTGAATCCATTGGGTTATATGAGGTAGTTTCCCCGCCCGGTGGAGTATATTTCAGGGCATTAACCATTACTCGGTTACCCATACAAGTCATGTCTTCGAAATTGTCAACAGTCATTGTATCGGGAGTAGATGTCGTGGTACCACTAGATTTGAACAGTCCAGACGGTAAAAATCCACCCAACACACTGCCTGCTACAGATCCAAGTCTATCGATAATAGGATCAACATAATTGGATGATTTTGAACCTCCTTCACCATCACCACCAGTACCGCCCCCAAATCTAATTTCTAGATTTCGGAGTTTTTGTGCCGCAGCATCTGCACCAGCGATTAGACTAGTTTCAGCGCTTTTTCCACCAGCCTCAACATTTTTACCACCTGTAGTAGCATCTGTAAAGAAACTAAATCCAGATTTTTGAGTATCTCCTACCCATTTATTACCGGATGCTTCAAACTGTTGTTGAGCTACTTTACCAATCACTGCTATTTCTTGGCCGGAGGCAGTTAATCCGATTTTAACAGGACTATAACTTTCAGCTACATTTTGCTTAGTCATAGCATTTGTTTCTAGTACATTATTTCTACGGCTTGCATTTACAAAATCTGATGCTGAAATTGTTTTTTCTGATGCATATGTAGCAGCATCTTTTGTAGAAGTGTTCATAAAACCAGTAGTTTGAAAAATACCATCCTTTAAAATGTTTACTGATGACGTAGCACCAGATGTAGTAATTTTAGCAGCTTCATCTGATGCTTTTTTTACTTCTTTTGGAAAAGTTTCTAATGGTATAAGTTCATCTGCTCTTATTTTTGCTGCTCCTCTTGGATCAGTTTCATATTCCATTAAATATTTTCCATATTTCTGCATATTTTCAACAGACCATTGTTCATGTCCACTTACCGTTATAGGTTGCCCTCTTAAATTTGTCATTATATATGCAGAAATTTTACCACTTTCATCGTATACTGGTTTAAGTTCATCAGCAATAATACCTTTGCCACCTGTCATATAACCAACTGGATTTTTGTATGCATTGATAGATTCCATACTCTGATCTTTAAGATCCTTTATAGTTGTACTGTTATGTGCATAGACTTCTGGTGATAACGAAATAGTGTTTCGATTGATAGATTCCATACTCTGATCTTTAAGATCCTTTATAGTTGTACTGTTATGTGCATAGTCGGTAGATGGGGGTGTATAAGTAGATGACGATTTTTTATTAGATCTACTAGATTTACTAGATCCACCAGATCCACTAGATCCACTAGATCCACCAGATCCACTAGATCCACCAGATCCACTAGATCCACTAGATCCACTAAATGATGATAATCCAGGTATACTATTTTTCAAAGTATCTACTTTATCACGTACAGTAGTTACAGCACCATCTAATGATTGTCCAATACCCGCAAATGCTGTTCCAATTTGGCTAGCAATATTTACACCACTAACTAATAAAGTATTCCACAATCTAGCAAAGGCACCTTCAATTGAATATACAGCAGTATAAAATACTTCCACTATTGAATGTGCAGCAGGCGCAAATGCAGATGAAACTCCACTGAGAACACCGCTTCCTATCTGACTTATAATATCCCAGCCAAGGCCTGCCCAATCCGAAGCCATATTTATAGCATCATCTATATACTGGCCCCAATCTGTTGTAGATATAGTTTTAAAGCCATCTTCGATGAAAGTGCCTATAGACTCGCCTAATTTGCGGGGGCCTCCGCCAGTCGCCCAACTATTCAGATTATCATAGATCCATCCAGCCAGATCAAGAGCAGTTCCTATAACAGCATTGGCCCCATCACCTATCATGGTGACGATTTCACCACCAAGTTGGCTCCAATTAATCTGTTGAATCCAAGCTATAGCATTGGTAAAACCTGTTTTAAGATGGTCGCCTGCGGCTCCCCAATCGCCCCTCGATATATCATCATATACCTGGCGAGCAACAGTTGCTACACCATTTAAAGCTTCAGATGCAACCTGATTGAAGTATGTGAATTTTTCGGGCGCGAGCGAGTAGCCGATTGCTGCTAAACCAAGTGATACTGTTCCAGCAACAACTGCAATACCAGCTATAGCAGAAACAACTGACCCAGCAGTAGCTATTAACGGTGCTATGCTTATCCCTGCAAATGCGGCTGATACTCTAGTAGCCAACCCCAATAAACTAGTCGATATTCCCGCTATAACAGGTGCTATTAGACCGGCTATAGCTGCAAATGCGGCGGGTATCTTCGAAACCGCTGCAACTACAGTTCCAGCATTGGATGCAATAAGAAGTAAGCCCGCTGTTATACCGCCCGCCTTTAGAAGATCAATTCCTCCCAGATCTACAAATTTTTGTTTAAGGCCATCAACAACTTTTTCAATTGCTTCCCAAGTGTTAACAGTTCCATCAAGATTGCGACTGCTGTCTACTATTTGTTGCAACCATTGTACAGCGCCTTTTAAACTCTCCGAAAATCCCTTAACACCGTTTAAAACCGGCCCCGTAAATATTTCACCAAACACCTCTTTAACAGAGAACAAACGTTGCTCCATTAAGTCCCATTGATCATTAAGAGTTTGTATGGTGTTTGTGTATGCACGATTTACTTCACCACCGCTACTTTTTGAAACATCTTGAATTTCTCTGAATTTTTCTAATGCGCCGCCTGCGCCCAACTTGGAAAACTCTCGACCAGCATAAGAACCAAACAATCCAGTACCAAGAGCGTTTTTAGTTAATCTATCTACATCTAATGATTCAATAGCATCAAGAAGGCGAATTTGTGTCTCACCCATATTTTCTTCTGCCATCTTTTCATATTGGCTTTTAGTAACACCCAATAACCTTGATGCGACATCAGCCCTACTATATTCCGCTATCTTTTTGCCTTTGGCATCCCTAGTTTGCATTCCTATTTTAGAAAGAGCGTATTCTATTCTAGCGGTGGATTTACCTGCTAATCCAGCAGTTGATACTGAAGATGTAAGCGCAGTTCTCATCAAGTCAGGGCGGATACCATACTGATTCATCAAAGCATAAAATGCAATTTGAGAATCAATATCGTTAGCAGTACCACGTAAAACTGCGGAACCACTCGCATCGACTATAGCATCTGTTAAATCTTTAGCTCCAATTGTATATTTATTAGCAACCGTAAGCACTTTATCCATGATGTCGCTTGAGTACTTTGTCATCTTCTGAGTTCTGAGAATGGGATCTTGTATATCAATTCCTGATTGTTCTCTATTAATCTGGGAGCTTTTTATAACCATATTAGCAATATCATCAGGACTTACCTCATAATTTGTAGCTTTAACCATCTTAAGAGTTTGCTCGGTTAAATTGTAGAGGGCTTCGCCCTCATATCCAGCCAGCGCATATGGCTCCGCTGCTTTTGTAAGATCTAGTCTACTCTTGACTGGAATTTCAATATACATATCTTGGAAGGCTCTTGAAAATTCGGTAAACGCTTTTTTACCTTCCGGCATTGTATAATCAAATTCAGGAATAGCAACCCGCGCTAATCCCATCATCTGAGTTTCCCATTCAGCAGCAGCCTTGGTGGAGGTTGCAATGGCAGCAGTTATCCCACCGATGCCAGCAATAAGACCAGCGAATGTCACTGCTGCAATACTTTTTAAGCTCGATTCTAGACCAGCAGCAGCTCTCTGGGCGAACGCCATCTGAGCTACCATTGACTGAATACCGCTTTGAAAGGCGGTCACGTTCAAAGCTGCGGACCATACCAAGCTACCGCCTGGATTATAAGCTGCCATATAATAACCCCCATATAATAATATAAATGTTCAAATAAATATCAAAATAATTATAAAAAAATGAATGGTTGGGTTGTTTTATTACAACCCTCGTTTCTTCTTTATCCCATATTTAGCTTCTTTGTAGTTCCCCGCGTTTTCATTCGCTATATCTTTCATCCAATCGTCGAAGTCTATTTCGGGCTGTTTTTTACTCGCGTGTCTTTGGGCATCTTTTGCAGCATCCGCCTCCGCAACTAAACTTGCCTCAACACATTCCCAATTAAATAAGAAGATCTGAAGCGGCTCCAACATCCATTCCAGCGGCGTTTTTGCAGGACACTCCCTTGCCAACTTGCCTGCGAGCACCTTTAAGTTTTTGCTCAAGTTGGGGTCCACTTTTCCCAACCCCAGGCGAGAACGCCGTCTCTAACAACTGTTTATTTTCCACCGTCAAATCCCTAATGGATATTTCGCCTGCCTCATAATTGGCCTGGCCCTTCTCACAATTCACAAACTTAATACCACACGCCCTATCAATGCAGAAATTAAAAACATCGCACGAGTAATCGAACTGTTCCTCTGTATCTGCATCAGCATCAAAATCAGCATATATAGCCGCTAGATCGAAAGCGGTGGCCGGAGTATATATGATGGGCACCTCAAATATCTCATCAGTTTGAGGATTCTCAAACTCAATAATGATCTCATACTTCTTCGCGCCTTTCATAAAGCGGGCAAACTCTTGCCTAGCATCTGCCTTTTCTACTCTAAGTCGTTTTGACATTTTTATACCTCACGTTTAATCATTAAGTCGTTTGGTGAGTACGCATATACTCCAATATGTTTCAAAAATATAGACGTATCAGCCAATACTTTGAAACCTTTCTCTCGGGCAAGATAACAAAACCCATAATCTTCGCCCAGCCAATACCCCTCATTATCCTTCTGATCCACCACAATCTCCGCAAACATTGGATAATAAATCAAAAGTTCCTTACCATCATGAAACTTCCCACAATGCGTCAATATACAATCCTTAGCAACCGCATCAACTGCCGCGCGGGGGATCGCAATAAACCCACAGCCCAGCCCCTCAACTTCCTGAATCTCCCCATTAAAATTAAACTTTCCATCGGGCGTCTTAACAATAGCGATGGGGGGCAATTCCCTCTTCATGTAGACCCCACCGACGATCTGCTGCTCCTCATATGCATGTTTGCAGATCTTCCAAAAATCAGCAGGTGTAAATGCCACATCATCATCGATAAATGCCAGAATATCGTTATCGGTGTCCCGATGGAATATTGTGGCCCAGGTGCTCCTAGACTTGGCTATACTGGCCTCTAGACCTACCACAGTGGTCAATCTGAAGCCTTTTGGGACCGCTGTAATCAACCCATCCATAGACAGCTTCGATGATACGTCTATGGAGCGATGACTACACACGGCCAAAAGTACTTTTATAGTATTCGGCTGTTCCATTTTGCTCATATAATTTTCACCAAATTACTATAATATTTTCATAGTATAAAAATTTATCTACTCCTCATAAAACATTCTTCCTATCGGCATTTTAAACCCGACCAGTTCTTCTGGAAGACTATCAATATTTCAGGCGCTACTATAAGCAGCGTTCTTAGTATTGATCAGGAATGCTTCAGCCTCAAATCCAACCCCAGCAGTGCCATCAATCTCAGCCGTAAAATTAACCTTAGCATTCAACCTATTTCCAGTAGAACCCGGCGTAAACGAAGTAATGTTTACCGATGGCATATACATTATAAAGGCGTATGGAATCTTGCCTGCATAGAAGAACCACCTATCAGAAGTAGCCCCGCCAGTTGCACCACTGAATTGCACAGTTACGCCATCACTGAGAGCCATAGCCCCAGTTGTCACAGTAGTAGCGGTTGCCCATGCCCCACCATTCGCCCGCCAAGACATCTTATTTGATGCGCCAGCCTCGGTTATCTTAACCTCAAACAACTTATAATCAGCGGCTCCATTGTAAGTCCCAGAGGACGTAAGAGTTACATTTCCAGCGCCAGCTACCTTCATAGTAGCACCCACTGTAGTAGCCGTAGATACTATAGCAGCAGACTCCCACACTATCATAATTGGGATCTTTGTTTTATTTAGTATTGGGCCGGTTGTAGAACCCCAGAAATCATTAATTTCAGTAGTACTTTCCACAAAAATTGTAAGATCGCCGCTAACAGTTCTATCTCCCGCTAAAATATGATCAGCGTAGAGAACACCAAGAGATTTAGCATCTTGAGGATCAATACCATTATCAATACTTATAGATACATCCTCAACGTTCGTAGAAAGCACATCATCCCAATACACCTTAGCACCAGACGATCTAAACACTTTAGTCGCGCCCGAAACATAAGTAGCGGTGCCAAATGTGCTTGCAGTTGCAAGCTGTGACCCCACAATATCAGCCGAATAATCTAAAATAGACGCCTTGCTATTCTTAATATCCAACTTATTTACCTGGCAATTACTACCAGTAACCTCGTAAACACCCGTTTTCATCCAAACTGTAAAACTTGGCACCTGAGTATCAACCACGTTAAACTTATGGATATAACAACCAGTTGTCACGGTCGCTGAAGTAGCCGATCCAAACGCCCCGTACAACATTGGTCCAAAACCATTATCCTCGGGGAATGCCCAGCTCGATATATTACCAGTTATATGATAGGGTTTATCAACCGTAAATGTTAATCCTCTAGAACCCATCGCCCGCAATTCATCCTGATCAACTACCGGATCAAGAACCGCCTCAGAAGTAGTGTACACATATTCCTTGGGAGCACTTTCAATAATGCCCGCTGTCACTTCTCTTGCGATACCTACCTTCACTGATTTTATGCTATCCGTCCACACCATGTTAATAACCTCCAAATTTATTTATCTATTTGCTGTTCTTAAAATAATAACCATACACAATCATCGCTGAATGCCACGCTGAAATTTCCTCATCAAAAAACAAATTATCGTTTATTCTATCAATATATATAATATAAGTATTATCTAATGTTTTAACAACATCCCCCTCAATGAGAACTTTAACCCTATTCCCAACATCCCTACAATACTTAGAATTATTGCCTTTCACTGACGCTACATCGATCTGGAACATCCCCGACGCACGAACCAATCCATGTGCATCATATCCCATCTGCGCCTTAGTAACCACATTCGGGAGCGACACCGATATCATAGTCTGGTTACCACCAGTCAAATTCGCCGATACATTCTTGGCCGGAAAATCAATCTCAAACTTTCCATCAACCATCCCAAAGAGGGTATCATCGTCGGAAAGCGCCCTTGATAGCGCTACCAAAAACCCATAATCAGTTGTAACCATTATCCTATCCCCAGCACTCCATTTATATGTTTTTTAATTATATCTGGAACTTGTGGCTCCACCACATTCATAGCGGGGAAGAAATGAGCACATCTGCCACCCCATTTAAATTCTACGAACGGGGCATAATAAACATCTGTCCCAATACTAATATTTACAACACTAGTACCAGACTTAGTATATTTTCCACTATATGAATCATGGAGTACACCCGTAAGATATCCATGCCCCGGATATAACCTACTCTGGATCTCATTTACTGCAAGATCTATAATTTCTTGGGCAGCCTCATCAATAGCACCATCAACGCCGGGAACAATCCTACTCAAAAACCCAGCAAATAATGCACCATTTAACAAACTGAATGATGTTCCAAATGTGCCCATATCAGACCCTTCTAATCTCGTTCACACTATCTTTTATGTCCTCATTGAGGCGAAGTATAATTTTGGCCTGTACATCATGTTCATCATACTTTTTTGATAACTCATACACAGCGTTTTTTACATCTTGCGTCTCATTTATAACATTAACAAGTTTGTCCACAATTCGATCAGTGGATTTTTCCCATTGTTTAGGCATCTGATAAACAAAAAAACCAGCTATCCCAATACAAAACATTATCATAACGCCCAATAAAACGAGAAAAAAATCACCATTTGCGGCACTTAATACCGTTTCCGTGGGATCAGCGATAATAATACCACCTCACTTCAGCAGCGGAATTGTAGTCTTAACGAAGAAGAATGCAAATCCCATCATCGCTAAGTTATATAGTCCCTCAGTGTCAATAGCTGTACCCGCAAACACTGGCAAGTAAACCGCCCCAATATACCCAAACAACGCAATAAGCGCCAAAATCAAAGTCCTGACACCTACAAATCGATGTTGGTTTATCTCAACCACATCTTCAGGATACTCATATCCATCATCAACAACTTCATCAACCATATCAATCACTCCTTTTTACAGCATAAAATCTCACAAAATCTACCATATTAGTATTAAGTTGCATATGCTCCTGCACCTGCCCATACACAACATAAACACCTTTCATCTTACCAATGGTAAACTCGACACCCTCATCAATCTCATCAGGGTTCCCTCCAACCAACACTTCCCACATGCCAGGCGTTGAGATTCCAGCTTGTTTGACCTGCAATAAAAGCGCCAATCCCTGTGCTCTAACATACCTAATCCGGGCAGGTAACGTCTTTTCAACGGTCCATTCAACCGGGTTACCCGCCGCGTCACACGTTGTTATCTCTATGGTGGGCACCACACTCTCATCCACAAACCCCGTAGTCGTTATCGTTAATGCCCCAGCATCCCACGTATTACTAGTTATTTTCCACCGGGCCGCCGTGAAGCTAACATTCTCAACAGTAGGTACACCATCAACATTCCCGTTAACAATAACAACCCCGCTATTATCTGTACCACCCCCCACATCTATACGCAAATTTGCGCCATCCTCGGGCACATCATGCAAACTTGTTAACGTTGGTGTTGCGATTTGATTAACTATTTTAGAATCTTTGGTATTAACGGTTATTTTTTGCGTTAATCCGCCCACCAACATCAAATCACTTCCATCTCAACATCATCAAACGGCACATCTTTAAACTCACTCGGATAATAAGTATCGTCTGCATGCTTAACAATACCCGTACTCAACACACTAGAAGATCCAGCCCGGATTATCTCAGCAATTAACTCATTATAGGCGGCCAGCCCGCTAGTGACACCGGCCACCCCTTTAACAACCTTATCATTGTTGATGCTGGTTTCTTTAGCATCCCAGTCTTTAAACTTCATCTCCCACAAATGTTGGATGAAGTAGGCGTACGCCCTCAACTTCTGCACATCTGACATTGTGATGGAATTTTTAGCCAAATCAGAAGTAATTTGTGCATCTGCGATCCCATAAAATAGCAAAAAGTTGCCCTGGTTGGAAGATTGTGAATTGTATAAAATGTCGGCATCAGTGTTTGTTGTTGCGCTTGATTCAGCGGCGGTTTGACAACTTAAAAAAGTGAATGCGTTAATATATTTTATTACATCTTCAGTAGTTATTGTCACAACACCACCTCAAAAAATTATTTCTATGGGGTGTGAACACCACCCCCCATCGAGTTCCACCATAGCCTCATCATCATAATAAGGCCGATTGGATCAGTCCCATACTTGCTTTCCCACTCATTCACAGTCAGCATCAACGCCGGATTTTCGGGGCTGGCGAAAAGCAACCCCCGCCCACCATACGTATTCTGTATCCATTCGATAGTCTGTATATCTTTTACAATACCAATAATCTTCTTGGCCTCGCGCGAGTATGGAACCTCTTCCGGCCCATTCTTCCCGATCACAATTAGCGACTTAACTAAATCCATTATACCTATGTACGGCGATGCAATTCTTACTTGGACGGGCTTTGTCACCACTTCGGTTGGGAAAATACAAATCCCATCAATATCCAAATATCCTTCTTCTTCAACTTTATCTTTCGGCATGTTACACCTCAATTATATTACTTTTCATCGATCATTGTTTTACATATACACTCTAAACGATCAATAGGTTTCTCATATTTTTCAAGTTTGTTAATAGTACTTGGGGAAACTCCAAAACATACCTTATCACATATTTTATGCCGTCCTATGATAGCACTTGCGGGTATTAACCAGATGTGACGGGGAGTCAATACTTCCATTGATTCCATTGCCAACAACAAATAATAATCAGGTTTTTCACCAGATCTATTTTTTATACCAAACGACCAACTTCCATTTTTGCCAGTAGTTGACAACTTCACATCAATTTTAAAACCGTTTTGACAAATCAAATCATATCCAGATGTTCCATATGGCGCTCTAACTGGATTTTTGAAGTATCGACAGGCAACTTCTTCTCCTATAATTATGCCTAAGTACACATTTCTAGCATGTGTCGGGGAGGCTGGTTTATCTTTACCTGTTCTATATCTCCATTCTTTTCGCCTTTTGTTACAACAATCTCTACACACTGTTCTATATCCATCTCTAGTACCACATTGAGTATCAAATTTTGATATAGGAAGTATAAAACCGCACGTTGAGCACGTTTTCTCTATCACATCTGCAACTTGACCTTTTTTGGCCCAATATCTACTTTTCTGAAGCTTTTTTTGGCATTCCCTACATTCGTTCCGGCCCTTATTAAAATCTTCATCGGGTTTACTTTCTTCACAAACTCTACAGGTTCTCATACATAAACATATAACACTTCGAATTTATAAATCTTTCGGTTGGCAACCAATCTAAAAATAAAAGTTTGGAAAAATAGTATCAATATCCCAACTTTTTAACTAAATAGTTGTAAACCCATCAAACATGGCAACCAATCTGTGCTAATTTCACCACAGTTGCTCGATTCCCACAATTGAATAAACTTCTCAATGGAGAATACGCCCGTCATATCATCGATAGACCGCCCATACTCTGCATGCTTCCCATTCAGTACATCATCAGCCACAGGATCGCGTGACAGCCACCCAATATGCGCCACCCCAATCACATTACTATTAACATTGGCCTCCAACACGCCCGTACAACAATCCTTCGCACACTCATCCTGATAACCCCGTGTCCTAACCTCAGTATTCCTAACAAGATGCTCAGCATGCGTGTACATCTCGGTCATCACAGCCCCAATCTTATAATTCTGAACGCACAACTTGTCCGTCCACTTCGCATCATAACTCCCAGTCTGATAAGATATCGGCATATACTCGAACTCAGCCACCCTAGTATAATTTGTATAGTCCATCGGGCAAGAGTTCGTAAAATTACATGATCCCTCAGTCCAATATCCCAAAACCGTGTACCCCTCAACAAGCACCTCGCCCGTCTCATTATCAACTATAGGCTCTACATACTCATCGGGCACCCAAACACTACCAACAGGCTCCCCACCTTTCATAAGCTGTCTTTCAGCCTCCAACTCAGAATTCACCTTAAAATTGCCTGACCCAACGACCTTCTCAACCAACTTCTGACCTTCAAATCCAAACTGGGTCGCAACGATCTTCTGAGTTTCAACATACCCAACCCCATTCATCGCTGTCTTCTCATACATATAGTTGGATGCAGTACTCATACTAACCAAACCAACCACAACCAACAACACCAACCACAAACTTTTCATCATATTACACCTCACATCCAACTACCGTACTTTATAGTATTTAAACTTTCTTTTTAACAACTACTTTCTTTTCCTTCTTGGCTTTCTCGGCCTCGACCAAATCCTCCGATAGCTCAACAGCATCGCCTTCTGTGGTGCCATCTTTTGCGTTGATGATTGACCGGATGTCTGCGATAGAGGCCATCTTACCCCGTTTCTGCCAGCTTCAGTAGCTCGGCCTTGTCCTTGAAACCAGCCAGTTTCCATACAGGCATTGGGTTATCTATTTCTATTAGTTTTGGTGATTTTTCAGTGCCCTGGTCAACGGTGATCTTGCTGTCATCAATTGCTGCAAGTCTTGCCAGATCTTCCTTCGCCTGTTTAGCATACTCGGGCATGCTGAGCAGGTTCTCATAATCCCGCTTGGTTAGCGGGCCGTTTGGGTATCCTCTCATTTTTATGACCTCATGAATAACGACTACTGTGGCTCCGCGACCGCACGGCAACCGATATACAAACTCGAATGCGACCGCCGATAAGTCGCAGACCGCGCCCGCGAACCGCAAATCGCCGCAGCATTCCAAGCACCGCCCGCAATAACCGCTGCCTGTGACGGGTATGTTCCTTGACCGTTATGGGAACCTCTGGTTCCGCTGATATTCTCGTTGCTGAACGCAATTGCTGCGGCATAATCCGATCCGGCTATGTAGCTCTGCCGATCCTGAAGCCAAGTCCACCAGACTCCAGACATGTCCTCCAAGCCAATGTTTGATATGATTCGCCTGGAATTTGTGTCTACATGACCGCCTACAGTCGTCGGATTGGCCGAGTCAAATATGTTCGTCTCTTCCGGAGTACCCGAATGGAGCTGTGCGAATTCCCAGTCTGTCATCATCCTAGCGCCTATATTTTTCAGGTCGTCTGCGAAATCGTAGAAATTCCGAGAGACAGTCACGGCAGCTCCGAATACTGATGCGATAGATGCTCCTGTGCCGGAGAGGTGGTATATCGAGGCCCACAGAGGCGCATAATTCAGGCTGTCGAAATCGGTCGGCCCTCCCCAGGCAAAACCAGGAAGGAAGCGTCCATATGGCCGGTGCTTGAGATCTTGGATAGACCGGGGGATGATATCTCCTGCCAGGTAGTCTGTGAGGGGGTGACCGGAGATTGTGCCCACATCCGCACATTCGCAGTGGAAACACCCTATCTTGCGGCTATTGGCTGCGGTGTAGCCAGCCGGGTAGGTGGTGGCGGCACTAAGGATGATTACAGGCACATATCCACTAACGGGAACACATGCATAGATATAGAAGTCCTTGCCCGCGCGGTTGGCCGCTACTGTATAGTCTGTGGGAGTC